GGGTTGTGAACGCTTGCAGGATGGCGTCGGGAGGCGGAGTCCGGCGGTTTTCCCGTCAAGACCTCTGATCCATTACTTCTGAAAATACCTGTTATCAGAAGTGGAGCGGCCTACACTTGGCGCCGGATTGCGGAATTGTCAATCCGGTTTAGAAGAATTTTTCAGCAGTGCGCAACGGGCCGTTTTGGTGCGGTCGCACACTAAGAGTTAGCGGGCGAACACAGGGGCCGGCATTCTACACCGGCCCCACTGCCTGAACAGAGGTGCCTGCGGCACCTGACGCGCTCGCCGCGCGGCGTTTCCCATCGGCCAGCGCCAGCCATCCCATCCGCAGAGTTCTCCGCCTTATCCCTACCTGAGTTAGACGCACTGCACGTGATCGCGCCAGCCCGTGCCGGACTGTCACGCCCACCTGCTTTGCATATGACACAAGGACGCTTCGCGTGCGTCCGGGACGCTTTGCGGGCGAAGAACTCAGCGGATGGGACGGCAGGAACAAGCAGCGCCTGCCGACGGAAAACCGGATACGCCGGGCTCCGAATCTAGCGGCTAGGTCGGCTGAAAGGCACAAACCATGATGCAGATGATTCTGGAACTGATCGACACGAACACGGCGACGGCTCGCGTGCGAATAAAGCGGGCTGCGTCAAGGATGGCCAGCACGCCGGGGCGTGTGTGGCGTCAGCTGACGCTGCGGCTTGTGGTGCGGAAGGTGGTCCGCGACAAGCGCGGATTCATATGGACGCGGCCTGATGGCCGGCAGTTCAGGTGCAGGACGATGCGCCAGCTGGTGGCACGGATCATGGACTACGACGGCCACCTGTTGGCAAGCGTGGTCCGGCTGACTTAAGGCGCTCGCCAAGGCGAAGACTGAGGCACGCGGGGCCGGCGAGATTCCTGAGGCGCGGAATCGGAGACCGGCGCAGGTGCCGGAGAACTGATCAGCACGTCAGAAGGCGACGCCGGAACCGCTTGCGCCGATGCGGTCTTGATCTGGACAGGCGACGGCGGTTCGGACCACGGATTGAACGGCGGAGAACGGAGCCACTCGCGGCACTGACCATCGTTCAAGAAAGCGTCCGTGCCCTGGGGCGTGTAGCAGGTGCAACGCTTGGGCGTGGCAGCGCACCCGGCGACGTATGGCAACGCCTTGACCTGTCGAAGCTTGTCGTACATCGGAGCGGACTCCGGCCTTGTCGTGATGCGCGGGAGCCATTCGGCCAACGGGTCAGCTTGTCCGGGCGAAGTGCGGGACTCGCCCCCCATCGGCGCCGGCTGCGCCGTCGCTCGATTGGTTGGAGCGCCCTTCTCGACGGATGCGACGACAGCCTCCGACTGCTCCGCGAACCTCGAAGAGTAAAAGGACCATCCGAGGTAAGCCACCACGCACAAAATCAGAGGCAGCGCATAGACGAATGTCGGAATGCGCCGATCGTTCTTCACATGCTTACTGCTGGACGTGTAGAGAGAAAACGCATCCTTAGGGAGCCGATATTTACGCTTGGCGGATATGTCGCGCTCGGCCTTCGAATCTGGATCGAATGCGCGCGGCATCTCGAACAGAGAACGCCCGGACCAGTGGTTGCGAACATGGATATGACGATTGACCAGCTTGCGAACGTTCGAATCGACGAACGTAGGACTTTGCGTAATCAGCCAAATGTCAATGCCTTTATGACGGTGCGTTTCCAGCGACTGAACGAGCGGAGGGACTTGGGAGCCAGTGGGCCGAGGCCGGAAAATCTTCTGAGCCTCATCGACCAGCAGCAAGCAGCCGTCCGGGAGCGTAAGGCGCCATTCCTTCAAGGCCGAATCTTCCGGCAACGGAACAGAATGGCACCACTCAGCGACAGGAGGCGGCTGCAGGTGTTCAAGCTTCAAGCCCGGAATGCCGAGGCAATAGACCAGCCTGCCCCGCTCTACTTCCTTGCGCAGCATGGAAACGACGAGCGCGGTTTTTCCAGCACCGGGGAGGCCGGTAAAAAGCGCAATCTGCGCGCCGTCGCTCATGAGGTGAAACCGAATCGCTTGACGGCCATCATGGTCACGATGATGGCAAAGGCACTGAGCCAGATGTTGACCAAGTCAATGAACCCGGCCATCGCAACGATGGCGTACAGGTCGCCGGTCAAACCGCCAAGCGCGCCACGAACGAGTGCGTCAAGCTGGTCCCGCAACGCGGTAAGGCCAACAAGCGTAATCACGCCAACACCGAGCGACACGAGCACATGCCGTGCCCACATGCCGACCCCGGCACCGATCAACGCCGCTAGACTCATGATTGACCCCTGCGCATGCCGACGAAGACGAACACACCGGCCGTCAAAAGGCCGATGACGATGACGACAGGGCGGACCGCCTGAGCACCGTCACAAACTGGCTGCCAAGAAATCTGATAGCTACCGCCTGCGTCCGGCGTAAAAATATAGGGCGCGGGACAGGAAGCCGTAACCGATTGGTAGCTAAGGCCCGGAACGTTGATTGTGCCGGTAGGAAGTTCGACCGGAGCGGGTGTGCCAAGCGGCTGACATGCCATAGCATCTGGGTACAACTCACAGAACGGCTTTTCGGGCTCAGACGGCTTTTGCCCTGAAGCGGCGTTCGCGGTCGTGGTGGTGGTGGATGTCTGGCCGTCGGGCGTGGTGGTCGTGGTGGTCATGGTCGGCTTGATGACGACGCCGCCGGGAACGTATTCCATGTCGTAGCGATTCTGAGTCGTCGTCTGAGTCTGTCCAGTCGGACCGCTGGTGGTGCTGGTGGTGGAGGGGCCATTGATCGACGAAGGGCCGGTAACGGCAGTCGGATCGAAGTCCGAATCATCAACCCACCCATTTTCGACGGCTTCCTGCAACGCCTGCTCGGGACTCAAATCGCCATTCACAAGGTTATCCGTAAGCAGGTCGGACATATGCTGTTCCGTAGCCGGCTGAGGATTGGGATTGACTGGGACACAACTACCGGAAACGTTTGTAAAACCTGAGTCACACGGCCTAGAACGCCAGGTGAGGGCGAGCCAGTTGTCCGGATTAGTCGGCGAAACAACGCACACCGGATTACCGTTTATCCAGCGAACCCCATAGCTGGTAACGCCCATGTTCTGAGCCAACTTCGGGCAAGCTAGCTCCGGAGTAGCGAACCACGGAGAACCGCCAACGACCTGGCCAGAAAACTCCCTTGCGTATGGATAATCTGGCGATGGCGGCGGCATGAGCCACTGATCGGAGACATACTGCCACCCGAGATCCGCGAGGACGCCGAAAGCGAGCATGTACGGATTGGGAACGCCGGGGCGGCGCAGCCCGCGAGAAATGGCTGAGCCGAGGCGCGCGGGCGTAATCGAGCGAGACGCGGTGAGGGAAGCGGGAACGCCATCCACACGCACAGCGGCACCGCGATAAATCTCCGCCCTGCCACCGCCGAAATCGCTAGGCCTATAACCGCCGTAGCCGGTGTCCTCAAGGCCGGGAACAACGGCGTCCCATGCACCGGAAACGGCTACGTTCGCGGGTGCAGAGACGGCGATATTGACAGGAATCCTAGAAACCGTTACGGCGAAGGAAAGAACGGAGAACGCTCCCAAGCACAACCCGAGCGCAAAAAAAAAGAGCCGGCGAATCATGAGCAGATCAGCCAGATTGCGCCAACGACGGCGAAGAAGCCAGCGAAGAAATAGGGATCGGGTGTCATGACATTGCCCTTTGCATGAGCTTGAAGATGGCCGCCCCGATGAGCACAGAGCCGACGAGCCAGCCAAGAGAAACGCCGTCTTGAAGAGACTGTTGAGGATCACAATAGACCTCCATGTCTGAGGTGCCGACGAACGTTTCAAAGTGCCCGTTTATCGTCTTGACCCAAAGCCACTGCTGACCGGAAAAACCGTCCGGGTCCTCAAACTTAAGCTGCCAACTGATCAGATCACCGGAAGGCGAAATCGAGGTAACAACAGGATATGAGGCCTGCAACAGGATGCGGCCGGCATCATCATCGGCGTGGCACGTACCATCAACGAAGATTCCCATGTCGACCGCACCCGAGGATTACAGTGCGCGACGGAACATCTTGAAAACGACGATGCCGACAATGATGCCGAACACGATGCCTGCCACCGTCTTGGTGTCGGTACCGGCGGCGGTCAGTTCGGTGGTCACCGACTCCGGGACGGCAGCGAGAACCGAACCGGCACCGGCCATGAGAGCGGCACCGACCGTGGTGCGGTAACCGTTGATACTGGCGATCTGAGCTTGCAGTTGCTTCTTCATTGTGTTTCTCCATGGCCCGTTAAAAATGCCATCAGCGAAGGGCCAGACCGCTGAAGGCGAAAACCGTTAAAACCGTGGGGAATTCGATTCCCCACACCCCCGGTTTGAACTGCACGGCACTGGTGTGCCGGGGACGGAAAAGATGTTTCCGTCAAGACGATTCGGTGAAAGGCGGAAGCGGCCTACGGGCCATTCGAAAAGCGAGCGCGAAGCCAAACGAAAAGCCGACGGCAACGCCGAAACCGAAATCGAACAATCCGATGATGGTTTCCACCGTCACGCCGCGTGGGCGGGCTTTACGTTGGCCGGGTGGAGCGCCTCAAAACGGAGTTCAAGACGCCGGTTCATGTCGATGGAGGTTTTCAGCTCGACCTGATAGACGCCGGGTTGATAGACGTGCTTGCCTTCGGCGAACAGTTCGGCGAAACCTTGAAGGCCACCTTCGAGGGTGACGATGCCGCCAATGATGGAATAGGTTTTCGACGTGTCCTTCTTGCCTTGGACGTGACGAACGCTAATGAGCTGGAACGGGATTTTCATGAATCACCTATGCGAGTAGCGGCGCGCGTAGCGCCTGATGGAAAGCCGCCCTGTCGGACGGGTGAGCGTGACGCCAGAAGGCGGGAGGCCTGTCTGTGTCAGAAAGATCAACGGCGGCGAGTAGCGCGAGGCATCGTTTGGGAAGTTCGGGCACGTGGAGCCATTCAAAGACGGCGCCGAGGTCACCACCTGTGAGCCGCAAGGCCATGTGAAGCGCCCTGCCCGCCTGCTTGCGGGCGTGGTCAAGCGTCTTTTCGACGGTGGCTTTACCGATGGCGATCACCGTGCGGACGGCGGACTGTTCTGCGGGATTGATCCACGCAAGGCAGGGGTACTTCCCGGCGAGGTATTGACCGGGATTCCGGATCATGTCGGGGGTGAGTTCGCGGTGGTTGTCCGCGTGCCATTCGCCTTCGTAGCGGACCCATGGTGACGACGGGTCGCCCAGTTGCTTGCCCTTCTCATAGGCGCGAAGCTGGAACGAAGCGCGAGAGCCGGTGTAGAAGGTGCAGCCTGAACCGCTGCCCTCGTCGCTGATGTACCGGGCTTTCGGTGCTGGACCGCGCGAGGGATCGAAGCCGCCGTCGTGGTACTGGTCGCGGCACCACTGCACAGGGTGCGTGCCTTCGAAATCATCGTGGGCAAGGTCAATCCGCGTGATCTTCGCGGCCTGCTCTTCGATGGTGTCCGCGATCAGGTCCCAATCACGAACCGCTGCGCAGCCGGTGCCAGTCAGCGAAATATGGACGGTGCCGGCGTTGCCGCCGTACATGCACAGGCCGAGGCCGGGAATCTCGAGGCAGTGCGCGTAACCGAAACGGCCGTGTCCGGTGTCCTGTACGGAAGCGGCGAGAGCGTCACCAAGGAAGAGTCCGAGGATGGATTGCAGGAAGACGCGCGGGTCGCCTGTCGGGCGGAACGTGACAGAGAGGTAATCGACGATGGCGCTCATGAGCCGACACCGCCCCGCGTGACGATATACCCAGCACGGCGAAGTGCGCGAACACGTAAGCGACGCTGGCGCGAGTTTCCGCTAACAGTGAGCAGCAAAAACATGGGCTCATCGAAGCAGTAGGGGCATTCAAGAACGAAACGACCCGCATAAGTCGCGCTGGCGCAGCGCACTTCACCGCCGCGATGCCAACTCATTTCAGGTTGGCGAACTTCGAGAGTTCGGCGGCAGTCGCGTTTTGCAGCTGGACGTTATCGTTCAGCATCTTGCGGAACTTGGTCCGGTCCCGGCGAAGATCAGGGTCGGAAAGAGCCGCGCGAGCAACTTGGGCATTCCTGCGCGCCTGCTGCAGCTGAACTTCCAAAAGCTCTTGAACGGTCCGCATCTGTGCCCCCTTGGTCTCTCTGAATTACCCCCGTAGTTACTAGGCGGGGGTTTGTCGAGCGACGCTCGACTGATGCGGACGTTAAGCGAAGCGTAACTTCTTGTCAAGCATTGCGTAACCAAATAGGGTCGACTCCGTTAAAAGTTCACAGAGGCGAACAATGGGAATCTATGAGCGGGACTGGATGAAAGGCCGCGAACCGGAAAAGAAACCAACGCCAGAAACCGAGCAATGGACCATTCCGAAAAGGGAACAGGCGACACCAACGCGGCCGAAAGAAAACGGGATCAAAAAGACACCAGCAAGACGAACAAAGGAGCGAACCAAAATCGCCCTTTATGCCGGGTTTTGGATAGGCGTTATCGCACTAGGAACAGTCGCAGCACGAATGCTAAAAGGATACTGAGCATGAAACCAGTATGGATGTATCTCGACGAAGCTGCAGAGCGAGGCATTGCGAAGAATGACAGTGACATCGCACGTAAGCTTGATGTATCGCGCGCCGCAGTCAGCCGGTGGAGAAAAGAGCTAGACGCCCCGGCAGAGGACACAGCCGCGCGTCTGGCAGACCTGCTAGGAAAGCCGGAAATCATGGCCGAATGCGCAGCTGCGCGGGCCAAGACCCCGGAAGGCCGGCGGATGTGGGAGCGGCTGGCAAAGATCGCAGCAGCCGCAATGATCATGCTGGCGTCATTTAGCTCGGCCGATACCACAGCCGGATTTGAAGGTCAATATGCACCGCGCATACCGATACTACCTGTTTTCAGAAGTAATGGAGTGTCGAAATGATGGGTGTGTTTGCATCGCCAAGCTACTGGCCCTGCTGGGTGCTTATTTTCTGCTTCTTTTCCTGAATCCGGCCCGCTGCATACCCACGCTAGCGTGACAGGAAAAGCTGGCGGTTTTCCCGTCAAGACCTCTGATCCATTACTTCTGAAAATACCTGTTTTCAGAAGTAATGGAGTGTCGAAATGATGGGTGTGTTTGCATCGCCAAGCTACTGGCCCTGCTGGGTGCTTATTTTCTGCTTCTTTTCCTGAATCCGGCCCGCTGCATACCCACGCTAGCGTGACAGGAAAAGCTGGACGATCAACGCGATACCGATGGCGCCGACCGCGAGCGAACACCAGGACGCCAGCCCGGACATGTAGCCGTCGGGAATTTCCACCGGCTTCAGCGTGGACAGCACGCGCCGGTACTGCACGACCGCCAGCACTACGGACAGCGAACCGAGAGAGATCAGCGCAACACCGATCCAGAACGACGGTCCGTACTCGACCCGGGCGGCAGCGGCCTGCGGGTTGTGCATCATGGCGACGAACAGCGCAAAGCGTTCGATCGCGAAGCCGAAGGCCATCAGCGCAAGCGCGGTACGTGTCCATGCCAGCAGCGTGCGCTCGGCCGCGAAAAAGACGCGAGGGTCGTTCAGGTCGGACAT